CTACTGCGAGGGTTAAGTTCAAGGGTGGTGACTACCGCGAGTCTGACCTTGAAAAGCTGGCCATGGAAGACCAGACCATGTTGGCGGTGATCGCTGACTGGATTGATAAGGCGTACAGTAAAGGTCGCTTAAGCACTGTGTTCTTCTGTGTCACTGTCGCTCATGCCAACAAGATGTGCATGTTGTTAAAAAATGCAGGGGTTGAAGCCGCTGTTATCACCGCTGATACACCAAGCAAAGAGCGCGCTGAAATACTAGAGAAGTTTGAGGATGGTGTGATCAACGCGCTATGTAATGTAGCGGTGCTTACTGAAGGATGGGATGCACCCAGGACTGATTGCATTGCGCTACTCAGGCCAACCAAATCACTCGGTCTGTATGTACAGATATGCGGTCGAGGTATGCGCACATGGGGTGATAAGAAGGATTGCCTGCTCCTTGACTACGGAGAAAATATCGATCGACATGGGTGTATTGATAAGGCTTCACCCTCGACAAAGCCAGATGATGATGAGCCAAAGATATGGATATGTGATGCGGTGACATCGGCAGGACATCCATGCCTATTCGTTAACGACTGGATCGATAAGAAGTGTATTGAGTGCGGTGCAGACAAACCTAAAATGGGATACGCGCCTCCAAGAAAAGAGCCAGAGGTTGCGACTAGTCGTATCGCTGCTCAAGGCAGTGTTCTCTCAGATGAAATGCACGGCAGTTTTAAAGAAGTTGAAAAAATTAAAGAGGTTGAGTTTGCGCGTGCCTTTATAAAGAAATCCAAAAAAGGCAATGAATATTTGAATGTTGAGTTCAAACTGGTCGATGAGTTCTGGCCTCAGTCAATGCCATTCATGATAGGCATGAACGGACCCGCTGGCATAC